TGATAAAAAACAAATTTTTGTTTTCCAAGCTCTCATTTTCTTACATATTATATATAGCTGATTAATTAAAAACATAAATTAATATTCAGCTATAAATATGAGAAAGGAGAGAAGTCGATATGACAAAGAAAAAAATTCTTAATGAAATTCAGGAATTAGAGGCATTGTTGGCTGAAATGAAATCAGATGATACTCGTAGATGGGCTGTTCTCGATCGAATTGCTGAATTAAAAGAATCTCTAAGACGTTTAAGAAGACTCGAAGAGTTAGAGCGTTAAGTAGTACTAAGAGGCTACTGTTCATAACATATTATTATTGATACAGTAGCCTCGTTGTCTACAAACTAATCAAAAATATTTACTTTGCGAATTGAAGAAAAATACAAAATAGGTATTGACATATTTGTAAATGTATGGTAATATAGCCTCATCAAAAGAAAGGAGATAGAGATGAGTAAAATATATGTTACAGTGGGTTTACCTGCATCGGGGAAATCTACATATTGCGAACAATATAAATACAATAAAGACTGGGTTGTTTTATCTAGCGATGAAATTAGAGCAGAATTAGGTGATGTGAACGACCAGAGTAAGAATGAATTGGTATTCAAGATATTACATCAGAGAATTAAGGACGACTTGAGAGCTGGTAAGAATGTTATATATGATGCTACAAATCTTTCACGCAAGAAAAGAGTGCATTTTCTGAATAATGAGCTTAAAGGCATTTCTTGTGAAAAGATTTGCGTTTTATTTGCTACCCCATATGAGTTTTGCTTAGCGAATAACTGTGCTAGAGATAGACATGTTCCTGAAGAAGTTCTTGAGAGAATGTATAAAAGCTTCGAGACTCCTTGGTATACTGAAGGATTTGATGATATTCAGATTGTTTGGTGGAAATATAAAGGTTTACCAGGATTTGAATACAATATTAAAGATGATATGTGCAGATGGCGTGTGATATCTCATGATAATATTCATCATTCATTGACTGTTGGAAGTCATATGCTCGCTGCTTGTGATTATATTAAGGATAGAACAAATGATATAAGATTGATTACAGCTACACTGTTACATGATTGTGGTAAGCCTAGTACGAAGTTTTATGATATTGATGATAATGGAGAAATTTATGGTGATGCTAAATTCTATGGTCATCATAATGTTGGAGCTTACCTAAGCTTATTCTATGTAAGAAAAATGCATCCTGAATGGAGCGATAAAGATCTTTTGTATGTATCTTTACTTATTAATTTACATATGAAGTATTTTATGGATTGGCGAGATAGTGATAAGGCGAGAGAAAAAGACAGATTGTTGCTTGGTGATGAACTAATTAAATCATTAGATTTGTTGCACGAAGCAGATCTAGCTGCTCACTAAACTAATTAAAAATATTTTTGAAAAAACTATTGACATTATTTGGAAGTTATGATAATATATAACTGTGCTTAAGAGAACCACTTGATTGTTGAGTTTCTTACACATAATATGCTACTAAACAAACTAAAATTTTATTTACAAAAAATTTGAAAAAAGTGCTTGACAAAATTTGACAAGTATGATATCATTGAAGAGTCAAGAGCAGAGAAAATATCTCAAAGCTTTAAAAAATAATTAAGACTAATTAATTTTAAAAAATGAAAAAAGTTCTTGACAAATAAAAACAGTTATGATATAATGATTACAGTTCAAGAGAGGACTTGGTTGTTCAATCTCTTAACTAATCAAAAATACATAAAACTGAAGATAAATGTTGTTATTTGTGGTAGGCATTTAGTTTGCCAAAACAATACTGAGTTTCTTCCAGAGACAATAAGAAAAAATACAAATGTATAAAGGCGGTTACAGCAAATCTGAACAAGCAACAAACTTTTAATTTGTGATAGCCAAAATAGCCGCCTTGTATATGGGTCATTAACTCAGTGGTAGAGTATCAAACTTTTAATTTGAGAGTCGTGGGTTCGAGTCCCACATGACCCACTCGGAGATAAATCAATATATCTCCTATACGCCTCCTTTCTAGTAAAAATAGATTAGATGTTTGCTTGGTCATCTTTAAAAAACCAAGTGTCTAGGGCTATCGCCAAGCGGTAAGGCACAGGACTTTGACTCCTGCATCTCGTTGGTTCGAATCCAACTAGCCCTGTTCAAGTAAATATACACAACTAAAAAATTTGTGAATGATTACTTAAAAATTTATAACAAGGAGAAATAAGAATGACACAGACAGAGATTTTAGCATTAAAGAAGAACAGATTACAGAAGCTTGAGGCAAGTAATAAGAACATCAAATGTCCAGGTGCTGTTAAAAAGCTCAAAAGAGAAATAAGAAATATGGAAGCTTCAATGTAAGCTTTTAATCTATAGGCTTGATGTTGAGCCTATGTTTAAAGACACAAACAGCAATCGAATAAAACATCTGATTGGGGATCTGATAAGTTTAAAGTGTCTTGTAAAAAACTAAATAATATGGAGCAAGTCTGGATGGCGGTTTATAAAGCGAATAGGATGGCAATCGCTTACAGCAATTTTAATTTTGAAAACATTCAGCAGGTTTTTACCTTTGGTTCGATTCCAAATTGCTCCAACAAAGCCATCAAACATGAGGAAGTGGCGGAACTGGCAGACGCAGGATAAAATTCACAAAAGTGTCTAGCAAGACATTTACAGCAACTTTTAAATAGTGGAGACTGAAAATCTCCTGTCTTAAATGACGTATAGGTTCGAATCCTATCTTCCTCACTGTCGGGATTAGCTCAGCTGGTTAGAGCACGTAAAAAGATAATGTGTCTTGTAAAAGACGTAAACAGCAATTTTTTTCTATTGCTTGGGGAGCACGTGGTCGTGGGTTCGAGTCCCACATCCCGACTTTAAGACGGATACAGCAATATTAAAACTTGAGAATACTGTAAATATTTTAATAGTCTTAAAACCGTCTTGTAATAATAAAATAAGTGGAGTGTAGTTCAGCGGATAGAACACGTAATTAATTGAGTTTTGAAAAAAAACTTCAACTGCAATTTTACAATTGTCCTGTTAAGACCGAGACGGAAGTTCGAATCTTCCCACTCTGCATTAATTCCATAAAGGCACTTACAGCAAAGTTAAATGGTAAATACAAACTCTGCAAAAGTTTTAATCTGGTTCAAATCCAGTAGCCAGAATATCTGGTGCATTAAAGTGTCTTGGAATTGAAAAATATATCAATTCAAAAAGGAGAAAAGAATTATGAGTTTTATGGATGGATTAAAAAACGAAATGAAAAATGAAAAAGCTATTACTACAAATGGAGCAATTGGATATAAGACTTCTGGCAAAAATTTGTTAGATCTTAATTTTCAAGTTACAACTTTAAGAAAAATGACAGAAGATACAATTGCTGCAAAATTTGTAGATGCATTTTATGAGAACAAGATGTTAGCAATGAAGTGGTTATTTTATGTTAGAGATGCTCGTGAAGGAATTGGCGAGAGAAGAACTTTTAGAGTAATCATGAAATATTTAGCAAAGAATCATCCATCTGTTGCTAAGGCAGTAATTGCTTTAATTCCAGAGTTTGGTAGATATGATGATGTATTAGGTTTACTTGATACAGAATTAAAGACTGACGTTATTGCAATTATTAAGAAGCAGCTTAATGAAGATGCCAAGAATATGATGGACAATAAACCATGTAGTCTTATTGCAAAATGGCTTCCAAGTGTTAACGCTTCTTCTAAAGAAACAAAAAGACTTGCTAAGATTATTTATAAAGAAATTGGCATGACTGAGAGACAATACAGAAAAACTTTATCTAAACTTCGTGCTTACTTAGATGTAGTTGAAGTAAAGATGTCTGCTAAACAGTGGAATGAGATTAATTACTCAGCAGTACCTAGTCGTAGTAACCTTATTTACAACAGTGCATTCCTTAGAAACGATGAAGAAAGACGTAGAGAGTATTTGGCAGCTCTTGAACGTGGAGATAAGAATGTTAAGATTAATTCAAAAGTTCTGTTCCCAGATGAAATTGTACATAAATATGGCAGAGGATATTACTTACAAAATAAGGATATTGCATTAGAAGAAATGTGGAAAGCACTTCCGAATTTTGAATCAACTGGCAATACATTAGTTGTTAGAGATGGTTCTGGTAGTATGTCATGGGCTGATAGTGGAAAACCATTAGATGTTAGTACAGCATTAGCAATTTATATGTCTGAAAGATGTGAAGGACAGTTTGCTAATCAGTTTATTACTTTTAGTGCAAGACCTAAATTAATTGATTTGTCTGGATATGATAATTTACATGATAAGCTTGTAAAGACATATAAAGAAGATGATTGTAGCAATACAAATATTGAAGCAGTTTTTAAACTTGTTTTAGATGTTGCTATTAAGAATAATCTTCCACAAGAAGAAATGCCTAGAAATATTGTGGTAATCAGTGATATGCAGTTTGATGCGCATAGTCATAACTTTACAAAAGCTTTATTTGAAAATATCAGTGATATGTACAAAGCACATAACTATCATCTTCCAAGATTAATCTTTTGGAATGTAGCAGGATCTGGTTCTAGAAATGTTATCCCATTACAAAGCAATGAATATGGCGTTGTATTGATGTCTGGATACAGTGTAAACTTAATTAATATGGTTATGAATGGTGAAGTTGATCCATATAAGTGTTTAATTGCAGAACTTAATAAAGAACGTTATAACATGGTAGAAGAAGCATTAAAAGAAGTAATTTAATTAAACTAATTAAAATTACAAATAAGTATTGACAAATACCACGTAATGTGGTATAGTCAATACAACAAAAAACTTACAAACAACAAAAGACACTAACAGCTACATTTAAGTACATACTTTCTTTAGGTGAATAATAGTGTAAATGGTGTCTTGAAAAATTCCATATACGAATGGGTCTCACAAGGTAAACAAAACAGCGCAGTGAGTTTGAGTATATGGTCTTATAAATGCGCTATGTGTAGAAGAGTGGCGGTCTACTTTAAGCATTTGCCACAATCTGTTAGAGTGGCTCGAAATGGTAAGGCATTGAGTGAGTACTACTTAGTAGATAGGAAATATCTTGAAGGTTCAAATCCTTCCTCTAACAAGCCGAGCTGTCTTCGCTCGATAAACCAGATAGGTGTGGAGTAAGCCTGCGCTTTATAATTATACGGACTGTTACCTTTGAGGTGGGTTAGAATAGGTCGGAAAACTAGCAGTTACATTATAGAGTATTACGAATGTCCATCGTCCTGTATGCCAACAGAAGAATAGACGAGAAAGATTGCGGAAGCGAGGATTACAAAGGCATAGTGAAAGCAATCAAGATACCGTATGGTGTGTCGGTATTATATCTGGAGACTTAAGCCTAATTGGTAAGGCAGCTCCCTGCTAAGGAGTGAGTAATCGAAGTAATTCGGTGTCTGGATTCGAGTTCCAGAGTCTCCGTTAGGTCTACGATTTTAGTGTTTCATATGACTATAAACCACACAGAAACATTGTTACATATATGTATATTTTGGAAACATAACACATGAAATTTTGTAGAGCATTGGAACTCCAGTTTACTCTACTTATTATCTATCATGTTGATAAGTATTTGGGTTATGGACTTGTTTTCTAGTATTCTTTTAGCAATGCATAAGGGTTGAAATGCGAGAAAAAGAAACAGTGAATTAGATAGGGAAGTCTTAGTAAATCGTATGTTACGGTTAGCGGTAGGACGAGGTGGTGATCTCCTTTATCATTGTGGGTTATGATAAAAATAGTATCAGTGAATTGGATACGGAAAGGAGCAGCAAATTGCAAGTTGTTAGTGTTAGGGTGCTCCGATACGTTTTTGATATTTTTATGGCTGAGAGGTTTAAGGTGTGAAAAAATATCTTTTAAGCGCAAGGCTTCTGCAGAGTGTGCCATGCAAGTGCGAAACACTACTGTATACTGGGTGAGATGATCATAGCCTGGGGATGCATCTTAAAAAATAAATAGAATTATCTGAGAGACGTTAAAAACATAGTCAATAACGTGAAGAATGATAATGGTAAAAGACAATAACAATGATCCACACATTACTTATAATTCTATTTTGACTTGGCAGTTGGAGTGCTGACGTATTCAGCCAGATGCTAATGGTGAAACTGTTCCATGTGAGTTGATGTACAACTCCGTTGTCAGTGAGGGCGATTAAACTGTCTAATAAAATAAAACATATAGAATTAATTGCGAGACATAAACAGAGTCAATTATGTGAAGAATGATAATGGTAAAGATGAAAAAATGATCCACACATTTCTTTTTAATTCTATTGTTTTATACTCTAGTATAGTTCAGTTGGCAGAACAGTGGACGGAAATCCACATGTCACGAGTTCGATTCTCGTTACTAGAGTTTACTCATAATAGGTGCGCAGATTTATGAGTGACTTTAATTAAAGTATGAATTCAGTTGCGATTTAGCTCAGTGGCGAGAGCACCACTATATAAAAAAGTGGAGGTCAATAGTTCGAATCTATTAATCGTAATTCTTAGTTTAAACTAACTAATTTTATAAGAAAGGAGAATACAATGGCAGTTTATAAAAACCAAGATAAAGCTAAAGTCGGTGATTATGTTAAGATTATTAAGAAAGTACCTTATAAACATAATGAAGCTGTGGAAATTGGCGATATTGGTATTGTTAACTATGTTGCTGGTACTGGTAAATATTCTGTACATATAGATGGTAAACAAAATCCATCAGATATAGCATATCCACAACAAAGATCTTATGGAGAATTATATGATTTTTGGATTCCATGTAATTGTTGCGAAGTTGTCAATAATTTTAAGTTTAAGATTGGAGAAAAAGTTAGAATTAATTATCCACAAGGTTCTAAAATTCATAATTGTTGTGGCACAATATATAAACCTGATGAGAGCATTCGTAATCTTGAAAGATATATTGTTGATATATTTAATGTAGAAAATAACATTGTAAGAGTTTCATTATCTGTAAATTGTTTAGAAAAAGTATCAGATACAACATACGAAGAAGAATTAACTAAGAAATGTTTGTTTGAAAATGCTGATGCATTAGATACTTATTATCTTAGTAGTGATATTGATATTTTATTCCCAGCAGCAACTACAGTCAATACTGCAAGTTATTCAAATTATATTCAAGATGTAGTAAACAATAATTTAAAAGAAATTAAAGAAAGTGAGGAAACAAAAATGAAAGAGATCAAAAATCAGCAGGTAGTTGACCTGTATTTTAAGAGAAAACAAGATGCAATTAATAAAGCACTGGACAATGCACAGAGAAGAATTGTAGAAGCAGATAAAAATCATATCTTTATTAATCAATTAAAAGAACAGTATAATACATATGTCGAAGAAAATGAAATTAAAAATGTAGTTGTACCTTCATTTTCTCTTACATTACCTTTGACAGTAGAATCTAATAATGAATTTAAGCGAGTGTCTTCAGAATTTAATAAACAGTTAGATGAATTAAATAATTTAAAAGAAGAAATTATTGCTATGCTTTCAGGCTGCGTTGCATATGAACAAGAAATGGAAATTTTGAAAAGCTATGGTATTGTAGATGAAAATCACAAGATGACAAATTTTGAAACTAATTAAAAATATACAATAAAGAAAGGAATGAAAAGATTATGAAGTTAAGTGGATTAAAGACTAGTGATGTTGTCCTTAGTAGTAAAGGCAGCTATGGTGTTGTTCTTCGTGGCACTCCCAAGGGCGATTTGATCAAATGGTTTAAGAATAACAAAGGCGAAGTTATTCATAAGTATCGTTCTTTAGATATGATTAATGATGATTTAACATTTAAGTACGATGGTAAGGATAACAGAATTATTAAGGTTTACAGAGTGACAGACCAACACGACATGACTACTTTAAATGCTATTGATAACAAGTATCTTATTTATGAAGAGAAGATTAAAGAGGTTAGTATGGCTGATTTAGAGAAGATGTATGGTTGTAAAGTAAAGATAGTGAAGTAAAGGAGATAAAAAATGGAAACAATTTTAAGTTTATTAATGGAAAATCCAGAAGTATTAACACCTACAATTAAGGAATTAATTGCTAAGTATAAGCCTATGGTATATGAACTCGCACAAGAAGTAGTAGAAGTTTATAAGGATTATTCTAACAACACAGAACACCCAGCTGTCGTAGCAAAGGTAAAGAAGAATATGTATGATGCATATGTAAATGCAGGATTCACAGAGGATCAGGCTTTGGCTCTTATGATTAACGATAATATTCAATTGATGAAGAATATTCAGAAGGCTACTGGTTCTGTAAAGGTTAATAACAAGTAAGATATGGTAATAAATAAATAGTTAGACTAATTAAAAATAGATGAAAGGATGTGAAATTAATAGATGTTAAACAAAGATGGACAAAGAGAATTAGTTTATGTTGTAAGAGTTGATAGTATTGAACCGATTCATGGAAGAGACAGAGTTGAGTGTGCTAAAGTAGGTGGATGGACGTGTATGATCCCAGTTGGTGCTTTTAAGCCAGGTGACTTAGGAATTTATTTTGAAATTGATTCAAAACTCGACACCTCTAAACCAGAGTTTGCTTTTACGGAAAAATATCATGGAAAAATCAAGACACAAAAGTTTGCCTTAAAAGATGCAGAAGGAAATAAAATTGGTAATTTCTATTCACAAGGACTATTAATGTCTGCTCAAGATTTTGGTTGGACAATTCATGCAGATTCATATGGCATGACTATTGTAGCAGAGACTGAAACTGGTGGAATTGAATCATTTGAAGAAGGTGATTTCCTTACATCAAAATTAGGAGTTACATATGCAGATCCAGAAGATAATAAGAGAAAAAGCAACAAGAATAATCCAAATGCAAAATATCAACGTATGATGAATAGACATCCTAAACTTGCAAAGAGTAGATTTGGTCGTTGGTGTATGAAGCATGTGTTTGCTAAGAAACTATTGTATTTAATTCTTGGTGGAGATAAAAAGAATGGTGTTAAGAGTTTCCCTTCACATATTGTTAAGACAGACGAAGAGAGAGTTCAAAACTGTTTTTCACATGTACATTCTATTAACACTAAGTGGATCGGTACAGAAAAACGAGATGGGACGAGCACCACAATGTCTTTAAAAGGTCATGGTAAAAATCAAGAATATTTTGTTTGTTCTAGAAACGTTGTCATGACAAATCGTAAAGATGGTTCGTGGTATGATATAAATGTTTATACTGAAATGGCAGATAAATATTCAATTAAAAATATTTTAGAAGCTTTACTTACAGATGAATATGAATTTGTAACTATTCAGGGTGAAACATTTGGAGAAGGAATTCAGAAAAGAGATTATGGTTTAAAAGAGCATGTATTCGAAGTGTTCAATGTAATTTTTGGATACAAAGATGGAACAACAAAACGCCTTAATCCTATTGAAATGAAAGAACTTATGGACAAATATAATGTTCCAACAGTTCCAATTGTAGCAACTGATATTGTTCTTCCTGATACTTGTGAAGAAGTGTTGGCTATGGCTGGTGGTGAAGCTGCAACTTATGGTGGTATGAGAGAAGGACTTGTGTTCAGAAGTTTAGATGGTGTTCATAGTTTTAAAGCTGTTGATAATGAGTTTTTAGTAAAATATCATGGATAATGTGAAGATATGGGAAGATTTAAAGATTTAACAGGACAAAAGTTTGGGAGATTAACAGTATTATATAGAGATTTCCCATATAAAAATCCAACAAAATGGGTATGTGAATGTGAGTGTGGTAACATTAAGCCAATTCGAGGTACTGCACTCACTGGAGGAATAACATTATCATGTGGTTGTTTAAAAAATGAAAACTTGGTTGGTCAAAAATTTGAGCGTTTAACTGTAATAGAACTTTTAGACAGAAGAACAAAACATAGACAAAAGATATATAAATGTCAATGCGAATGTGGAAATGTTGTTGATGTTGTATCTACTGATTTAAAATCAGGTAATACTAAAAGTTGTGGTTGTTATAATGTTGAATTAGCCCAAAATAGATGTGTTGATATTAGTGATCAAAAATTTGGTTTGTTGACTGTATTAAAAAAAGGAACTGGGGACGCTCCAGGAGTACTTTATTGGGAATGTCAGTGTGATTGTGGTAATATTACTAACGTACCATCAAGAAATCTACGAGAAGGTCGTACAATAAGCTGTGGCTGTATTCATTCACTTGGCGAACAAAAAATATCATCTATTTTAAAAGTAAATAATATATCATATAAACCGCAATATACTTTTGATAATTTTAAATTTGAGGATACAAATGGAACACCAAGATACGATTTTGGCATCATAGATAATAATAATAATCTTTCATATCTTATTGAATATGATGGCATTCAGCATTTTAAAGCAATTGGTGGTTGGAATGATGTAGAATCTTATGAACAAAGACATTCGCATGATATAGCAAAAAATATCTATTGTCTAAACAATAAAATACCATTAATTAGAATTCCATATTACATATATAATGAATTATCTATTGATGATTTATTGTTAGAAACTAGCAAATATATAGTAACAACTCCAAATATGGAAGAAGCAGAAGAATTGGCAGTAGACGAAACTAATTAAAACTAATTAAAAATAAAAATATAAGAAAGAGAATATAAAACTAGAAGATTGATAACTAAAATTAAGATTCAGGCAATTGCTCAAGGAGCACTTTGGTTTGCCTTCGAGAAAGGAGGTAAACCATGAAAACTGTTGAAGATTTTGAAGCAGCTTACTTCTATCAAAAAAGTAAGAATAGTTGTGAATGTAAAAAGTGTCACACCGATTTTGTCTTCAAGCCTGATGAAGCTTGGTGGGACAATAAAGGGTACGGATATTCTACAAAGCTCGTACATTGCTCAAATTGTGGATGTGTTAATGTAGTTAAACATTCAGAAGATTATGGGTTCAGTCGCATGAATTACGACAGAAGATTATATTTTAAAAACAAATAATTAAATTTGTTACTAATTAATTATATATTATATAAATATAAATAAAGGAGAAAAAATATGGCAAAGAAAGAAACAACAAATGCATTAGAGAAAAAAGAATGGGTGCAAAGATTCAACCTTGTTGGAGAAGCAAAGATTAATGATTTCACATACAGAATTGATGCTAAGTCTGAAAAGTCAGATTGGGTTTATAATTCTATTAATTTAGGTGTATTTTGTGGTGAGAAGTCAGGAAATGTATTTTGTGAATTAATGGGCGGTTATGGCTCGGAAAGAGACAATATAGTTTATGTTCACGGTAAGAAGGAAGACGGCACAGATGACTTTGAGAATTCTTATACTATTGATTGGGATGATCGTTTCGATGAGTCTATTTTAGCTGATATCGGCGATTTAAGCTTTACTACAGTAGGACTTGCGAAGACAGATAAAGATAAGACTTTCTACAAGAAGTTCTTAACACCATATGATACTATTGCTTATATTAATGAGTATCTTGAAGATGGTATGGTTGTTAATGTATCTGGTAACTTACGTTATACTGTTTATAATGGTAATGTACAGTGTAGAAAAGAAATTAGTTCAATTGCTTTATCTTCTGCAACACCTGACAAGTATCGTGCAACATTTACTCAGACTATGTTAATTGATAAAGATAGTTGCACTCAGGATTCTTTAGATAAAGATAAATCATCTTTAATTATTGATGCTTATATCTTAGAAAAATTTAAGGAATATAATGGTTGGGATCTTACTGATAATGGTAAGGTTAAAGGTGGAAAGTTTGTTCCATTAAAGAGACAGTTTGAATTCCCAGTTGATATTTCTACTGCTGAGGGTAAGGAAAAAGTTAAGAAGGTAATGGCTAAACTCTTTAAAGTTAAGAAGGGTGTTACTCAGATTACTTTTGAGGGTGAGTTCGTAGAAACAGGTGCTACTGTTCAAGCTACTATGGATGATGTTCCAGATGATATTAAGGAACTTATTGATATCGGAGTTTATACAGAGGAAGAAGCATTAGCTAAGTGTTCAGAAAATGGTTCTCGTGAAAGAAGAATGCTTATCTTAAAGCCTATGATTAAAATGGTAGGTGAAGAAGGAGATAAAAAACCTGAAGTTCAGAGAATTGATGAAAAGTTCTCAGAAGATGCTTTAATAATGGAATGTTTATCTCCAAAGGATGAGGACGAGGACGAAGATGAAGATGGTTACGATGTAGATACAGATGATGTTGACACAGATGAGACAGAAACAACTTCTGATGATTCTGATGACTGGTTAAATTCACTTTAAAACTAACTAATAATATAAAAACAATATAACAACTACTGCATCTTTATGGTGCAGTAGCTTAATGAAAAGGAGATATAATAATGGCGAAATTTGGTAAGAAAAATCACGTATCTATTAATTTACTTGACTATTCAACTTGTCTTTTAGGAGAGGCTAAAGTAGGTAAAACTACTCTTATTAAAGAAGTATGTGAAAAGCTTGCAGGTGAAGATGGATATTTATTCTTAGAATTCGGTGATGAACGAGGAGCTGCAGCAATTGAAAATATCAATTATGAAAATGTTGAGTCTTGGTGGTCAGATGAAGATGAAGATATTGTAGGATTAGCAGATATCGTAGAAGATATTTGTGAAAATAAAACAACAGATTATCCTAATTTAAAAGTAGTGGTTTGGGATACATATGATCAGATTATTCCTCTTGCAGAAGAAGAAGCAATTCGTTTATATAATAAATCTGTATCATCTGATAAAAAAGCAGAAACAATTAATGGTGCTTGGGGCGGTTTTGGTCGTGGTGAAAAGAAAGCCATGGAACTTATGTGGGATATGAAGAACCGTCTTAAGAAAGTTGGTGTAGAGACAATTATAATTGGTCACGTTAAGACTAAAGATATTACAGATACAGTAACTGGAGAACAGTATCAGATTTTAACTTCTGACCAGCAACAAAATTATTTTAATGCATTAAAGAAGCAATTACACTTTTTAGCTCTTGCTTACGTTGATCGTGAGATAGTAAAAGAGAAGACAGGCAAAAAAGACATCAAAGGTAAGGATGTTATGAAGAGTTCTATATCAGAGGAAACTAGAAAGATTAAGTTCCGTGATGAAGGTTATGCAGTTGATGCTGGTTCACGTTTCAGTAATATTGTACCTGAAGTTCCTATGAATGCAGATGAATTTATTAAGGCTATTGAAGATGCTATTAAGGCAGAACAATCAAAGAGTGGTAAATCATTTGAAGAAACAAAAGCAGAACAAGAAGCTGCAGAAGCAGAGAAGTTAAAAGAAATTGCTAAAGCTGAAAAAGCAAAAAAGGCTCAGAAATCTGTAGATGAAGTTATGGCAAAGGTTTTAGATTTTATTAAAGAAAATAAATCTAATATGGATACTATTAAACCTATTGTTGATAGATGTAAAGAAGCAGGTGTTAAACCTACAGAAGTTACTGATATGAAGTTGGCTAAAGAACTTCTTGCTATGATTGAAGAGTAATTAATAATATAAAATAAAATAGTATAAAAGTATACGCTGCAAGAGTAATCTTGTGGCTGTACTTGTATAAAGATTAAATGTAACTAGAAAACAACAAGACATAAGGAGTTATTATGGCTAATAAAAAAATGACAGAAGAAGAAAAAATTCAGTGGAGAGAACTTTGTGAATGGATAGAAGTTAATATCTTCAATTATGATATAAAAACTCAACGTCTTCAGAAAAAAGCTTGTTTAATTCTCAAAGGTCTTCAAACTGGTCAGAATGTTGCAAATAATAATTGTGAAAAATTCGGTGATTATCCTTTTAATGTCATCCTTATGACTTTTAAGGCTAATAAAACAAAAATTCAAAATGCAATTCGTAATAAGAATTTTGAAGATGAATCAAATAAAATGTCTTATGTTTGTGCTATCGTGAGAGATAAGATTAATGATATGTATAGTAGATATTTAAATGCTCAAAAAACTCAAGAAAAAGTTGAGAGTGTTGACACTTCTATTATGACTCATGAGGGTGCTGAATATAAGACTAATAATACAGAACGTAAGATTAACAAAAGATTGGAGGGTTTATGGTAAATGGCGACAACAACTAAGAAATCTACAACTACGAAGTCATCTACTAAAACAACTAAACTTACTCCTTTTGAACAAGAACAAATCGAAGTATTAAAAAGAATTAATGAATACAAAGTTACTGCGGAAGCAAACGTGGTAAGTATTTTATATAAAGAACCAGACTTATTAAGAGAAACAAATCTTGTCTTAGAAGAGTTTAGTAATAATGTTTGGAGAGTATTCTTTACTATTGCTAGTGATTTAGTATTGGTAGAAAAGAAGAATTCGTTAGATCAAATAACAGTGAATCTGTACCTCGAAAAGCATAAGAAACTCTTAGCGAAAGTAGAAGAGTATGGTGGATATGCAATGATTGAGTCTGCAATGACTTATGTTAAGACAGAAAATTTTGATGGATATTTAAGAGAATTAAGAAAACATAATGCACTTTGTAGATTGGTTAAATTAGGTTTTCCTGTTTCTTCTGAGAGATTGGCAGATTTTCATGATATGACTGCTGAAGAGATATATGACGAATACAATGCTTATCTAAATGATACTTTTGTCAATATTGATCAAGATGTTAAAAGTTATGATATTTCTGATGGTATTGACGAACTAATTGAAGAATTAGATCAAGGTTTAGCAATTGGTTTACCATATAATAATATGCCTTTATTAACAAAAGAAACTGGTGGACAATATCTTGGTTCTATCACATTAGTTGGAGGACTCTCAAACGTTGGTAAAAGTACATTCGCACGTACCTCGATTCTTCCATCAATTATTAAAGAAAAAGAACCTATTGTTATTATGTTGAATGAGGATGGAATCAAAAAGTGGCAACGTGAATTAATGGTATTTGTTGCAAATAATGTAATAGGTTTTGATTTACAAAAACATGTAGTAAGAGATGGTAAATACACTTCGGATGTAAAACAGGCTCTTAAAGATGCAGCACAATGGATTAAAGAACAAACACAAAATCATATTATTACCGTTGTTCCATTTCAAAAGTATCAAACTGAAAAAGCAATAAAGGTAATTCGTAAATTTAGTAGTATGGGAGTACGCTATTTCTTGTTAGATACATATAAGATGGATGCAGGAAAAGTTAGTGAAAATAGCTGGTTAGAAATGCAACAGAATATGGTTGAAATCAATGATGTAGTTAAACCTGAAGCAAATAATTTACATATTATGATTACATTTCAGTTGGCAAAAGGCTCTGTGAAACAAAGATATTATACTCAAGATAATATTGGTGTTAGTAAAAACATTATTGATCCAGCTAGTACATGTATTATGATACGTGATTTATATGATGATGAAAAGACAGGAGAAAATAGAGAGCTTCATGTATATAAACTTGAAGGGAAGAATGGTAAGACAAAAATACCAGTCAAACTCGAAAAAGATAAACGTTATCAAATCTTGTTCATTATAAAAAATCGTGAAGGATCAGCTAATCAATATCAAATCGTAGTAGAACATGATATGAGCAGAAACATTATGAAAGAAATTGGTATATGTAACGTACCTATTGATTTCTAAATAAAATAAAGGATGGGAGACTAGAAAAGTATGACGGCAATTGAATTAAAAGAATATGTAAACAATAATAATAAAATTGAATGTATTTTAGAAGACATAGGCTGTACGAAGATAGTCTTCCATCCTGAGAAGGAATTTTATTCTGCGTGTCAGCCTGATGGGAATAATGCTATGGGGGTTGTCATAAAGAAGTGTAAAGACCTCAACTATTACAGTTATTCACGTAATATTCACATAGAAGATGGTAAAGATATATTTAACTTAATTCAAGATGTTAAGAAAATGAAATTTTCAGAAGCAATTAAATACACCCATAAACTTTTAGGATTAGAATATAAATATTCTCTTAAAAAGAAAGAACCTGAGAAACCTAAGTTTGATCCTTTGGCAATATTTAAAAAAGCAGCTTCAAGAAAAAGACATGTTTGTGATGTAAATGAGATTAAATATTTAGATGAAGATATATTAGATGATTTTTATCCTAGTATACATATTGATTTGTTTAGAGAGGGTATTATAAGAAAAACTATTGATAAATTTCATTTAGGCTACAGCTATAAATGGAAAAGAACAATTTTTCCTCATTATTATTGGTTGACAGGTCAGCTAATGGGATATAATGCAAGAACTTCTATAGAAAACTTTGACCTCTTCGATATAAAAAAGTATTTCTTAACGCCTGGTATGAAAAAAGAACTTAATCTTTATGGTTTATATCAGAATATGGGTGAGATTGAAAAGCAACACGTTATTGTTATTGGAGAGAGTGAAAAGAGTGTTCTTAAAAGGGACTCTCGTGGCGATAGTACTTGGGTTGCTATTAGTGGGAAAACATTAAGTGAAGAGCAAGTTCGTATTATATTGGGATTAGATGTGAATGAAATAGTTATATCATTAGATAACGATGTTGTAGAAGAAGAAATTTGGTCTATGTGTGAGAAATTTTTTAGACAAAGAAAAACATCTTATATCTGGGATAAGCATAATTTATTAGGAGAAAAGGATTCTCCTGCAGATGCTAGTAATAAAATTTATAATTATCTTTATAAATATAGAATTGAATATACTGAAGAATTACATAAAAAATATCTTAAGAGTTTAGAGAAAAAGGAGAAATAAATGAGATTATCGTATGATGAATTGAATGAAATAAAAAAGAAGTTTGGCGTTGATCAACTTTGGAGTTTTAGTAAGTTTGATTCTTATAGAACTTCAAAATATGAGTGGATGCTTAAATACATAAAACATTTACCAGAAAATAACGAAAAACAGAGTGCTTATGCAAGCTTAGGTTCGGCAGTTCACGATGTGCTTGAAGGATTATATGATGGTAAAGTAAAGTATGAAGAAATGGCAGATCAATTTGAAGATATTTGGATGACTAATATTGATATTGCTCAATTAGTGTTTGATAGAAATGATTCGACTAAGAATGATAATATTAAAAATAAATATTATAAGGATTTAGTACACTTCTTTAAGAATTATAATAAGCTTCCATATAAGATGCAGAATGAACAATTTGTTACAATTAAGATTACAGACGATATTGTTATGCAGGGATATATTGATGCTGTATATAAGAACGAAGATGAAGTATATACAGTAGTAGATTATAAAACAAGCACACAATATAGTGGCAAAGCCATTGAAGAACATGCTGCTCAGTTAGTATTATATTCAGAAGCACTTAGACAGCTAGGTGTTCCAAAGGATAAGATTAGATGTTGTTGGAACTTCCTTAAGTATGTAAATATTGATTGTGAGCAGATGAATGGTAAAATTAAAACTAGAACAATTGAGCGTTATGAAATCGGAGAGAAGTTACAAGCATCAGTTAAAACATGGCTTAAAAAATTAGGATACGAAGGTCAGATAATAGAATATCTTGATGCCTTAGCTCAAACAAATGATATTAAATGCCTTCCTGAAGATGTACAAGCAAAATATACCATCAATGATTGTTATGTTTATGTTGATGATATTTGGAACTTTTATGAGAAGTTAAAAGAAGAAATTATTGAGACAGTATCAGAAATCAATCAGAAGACAGAAGAGTATAATTGTTTAATGGAGATTGGTGATGCTGATGGTGCTGAGAAGTTGTTTTGGGACGATGAAGAATCGTTAAAAGCTCAGAGCTATTATTATAATAATCTTTGTGGTTATTCAATTCCAACAATCAAGCCTTACAAACAATATCTTGATAAAATGACTGCAGAGAAGAATGGGGATATTCTTGGTGGTGCTAAGAAGACAGCAGAAGAGGACTTTGCTGAAGACGATTTAAGCTGGCTTAATGATTTATAGAAACTAATTAAATTTACAAATAATTTGAAAATTTCACTTGACAAATATTGTAAATCATGGTAGAATGAAGTACAGATAGAAGTATATGCTTCTGTCTGTTACTTAATATTAAACTAATTAAATTTATAGGTGGTGAAACATGAACCGATATAATAATTATCATAAACATACACATTATAGTAATCTTCGTACTCTTGACTGTGTAACAAAACCTGAAGAATATATGCAAAGAGCAGTAGAACTTGGACATACGACATATTTTACTGGAGAACATGGTTTTCAAGGAAATATTTATGAAACACAAACATTATGCGAAAAATATAATCTTAAACCTATATATTCAGTAGAGGCATACTATGTAGATGATATTGAAGATAAAATTGAGAGAAAATCATATCATATTATGCTAATTGCAATGACAGAAAAAGCAAGATATGAAATCAATAAAATTATGTCTATTGCTAATACAGATGGATTCTATTATAAACCTAGAATTGGATTAAAAGAATTATTATCTTTAACTCCTACGGATACAATAGTTACAACTGCTTGTATAGCAGGTAGACTTTCAGGAGCTATGCCAAAAATAGATCCAGAAACAAAAGAATGGTTTAATCCAGATCCTAATAAAGATTGGTATTATAAATTTCTTGAACCTGTTAAAAATCATTTTGGTAAAAACTTTTATTTAGAAGTACAAAGTCATAAAGCATGGGAACAAGCCAATTATAATAAAATGATTTTGGCTTTACATAAAGAATATAATATTCCACTTATTCATGCAAATGATAGTCATTATATTTATGAGAAGGATTCATATTATAGAGATTTATTTCTCCAAGCAAAAGGTATTTTTTATGAAGAAGAAAAAGGCTTTGTTTTAGATTATCCAGATTATGATACAATTCTAGAAAGATATAAATTACAAGGTGTATTAACAGAAGAACAAGCAAAACAAGCATTAGATAATACTTTAATTTTTGATAATGCCGAACCTTGTTATACCGATAAAGAATTTAAAATACCGAAAGTTCCAAATGAATTTATTAAAGAAGAATTAGGAGAAGGATTTTCTAATGATGATAGCGATAAAGTTCTTAGAGAAATTATAAAACGTTCTTGGGACAATAAAAAGAATACAGTAAAGAAAGAAAAATATAAAGAATATACAGATGCAATTTATTATGAAACTGATATTGTTCAGAAATGTGGAATGGCAGATTACTTTATTCTTGACCATATGGTTGTTAATAGAGCAGTCAATAAATATGATGCTGTTTTAACACGTTCTGGAAGAGGTTCAGCAGTATCATTTTTAATTAATAATCTTTTAGGATTGACAGAAGTTGACAGAATCAAAGCTCCAACTAAATTATATCCGACACGATTTATGTCGGCAGAACGTATTTTAAGTTCTAAATCTCTTCCAGATATTGATCTTAACTTTGCTAGTGTAGAACCTGTAATTCAAGCTACAAAAGATATCCTTGGAGAAGATGGTATTTATTATATGATTGCATATAAACCAATGCAACGTTCATCTGCTTTTAGACTTTGGTGTAAGTCAAGAGGATATCATATAGATGAATATGATGAAGTGGCAAAATTATTTGCAGATAATGCTAATACTGATGAAGACATTATATCAAATCATTCTAAATGGACAATTGAAATTGAAAATAGTAGAAGATTTAGAGGAGTTATAGAATCAGTAGCACCATCTCCTTGTTCGTTTTTACTTTCAAATGATTCAATTTCAGAAAAGGTCGGATTAATTAAAGTAGGTGAACAAATCTGTTGTGTGCTTGACGGTTACAATTGCGATGTCTTTAAGTTCTTAAAGAACGATTACTTAACCGTAAAAGTATATGAAATTATTGATAAGGTTTATAAATTAATAGGCAGACCTATTGATGATATTGCTACACTTGTAAATAATTGCGATGATAAAGTTTGGGATATTTATGAAAAAGGTTTAACAACAACTATTAATCAGGTAGACTCTGATTTAGGCAAACAATTAATGTCTAGATATAAAGCAAAGAACCTAGCAGAATTAAGTGCTTGGGTAGCTGCCATTAGACCAGGATTTGCATCATTGTTAAATAACTTCTTAGATAGATTACCTTATTCAACTGGTGTAAAAGAATTAGATAATTTACTTAATGATTCTTTTCACTATCTCTTATACCAAGAATCAATTATGGCATACTTAGTATGGTTAGGAATTGAAGAAAAAGGCACATATGATATTATTAAAAAGATTGCAAAAAAGAAGTTTAAAGAAGAAGAGTTGAATGAACTTAAAAATACTCTTATTCAAGGATGGATTCAAAATGTAGGTACAGAAGACGGATTTGCTGAAACATGGCAAGTAGTAGAAGATGCTGCAAGATATTCTTTTAATGCTTCACATGCTTTGTCAGTAGCTATTGATTCATTATATGGAGCATATTTAAAATCTCATTATCCACTAGAATATTTTACAGTTACATTAAGTTTGTACGCTGATGATATGGAAAGAACTGCTAACCTTATTTCAGAGTTAGATTATTTTGGTATAACAATAAGAAATATTAAATTTGGTAAATCTCGTGCTGAATATGAAATGAATAAAGAAGAAAATGTAATTTACAAAGGTTTATCTTCTATAAAATTCTGCAATGCTCAAATAGCAGAGGAATTATATGAACTTTCAAAAAACAAATATAATAACTTTGTAGAACTCTTAATTGACATTAATGAGAAAACATCTGTTAACTCTCGTCAGTTAGAAATTCTTGTTGGATTAAATTTCTTTGAACAATTTGGTAAGAACAAATATTTATTAGAAATAATTAAATTATGTAATGGTGTAAAAGAAGGAAGTAAGATTATTAAGCCAGCTATGTTAACTTGTAAGCAGCTTAAAAAGGATAAACTTGAAGAGTATGGTATTTCAGAATACTTGGCTCAAAAATATTGTGCTAAAGAAACAGCAAAACAATATAGTGATATTGACAATATTGGATTAGTTACAGAATTAGCAAAACGCATTGACAATAAAGCATTAAGTGTTGTAGAGCAGGTTAAATTTGAGCAAGAATATCTTAATTATGTTATATATACTAATCCTAAAGTACACGAGAGTTACTGGATAGTTACCGAATATAAAACTTTCAAGGAGAGTCGTAAACCTTATGTTACTCTTCATAATGTTCGTACAGGAGAAGATATCAAAACTAAGATAACTAGTGTTAAAATATATGAAAAACAACCGTTTGGTCTTTACTCTGTGTTGAAAGTGAATGAATTCACTACACAATTTAAAAAGAAGAATGTGAATGGTGAATGGACGATCACAGATGAAACTGAAGAAATACTTACTGATTATGAAGTAATCAAATAAAACTAATTAAAAATATACTTGTAAGGAGAAGTATACAATTCTCCTTACGAGTAAGAAAGGAAAACTAATGGCAAATGCAAAGATTGTAGAGTTCACAGGAACAGTTGTAAGAAAAATATGGGGAGATGATTCTTCTGGATATCGTATTTTTGCTGTTGATGTACAACCTGAAGAAATCTTAAAACTAGGATTAAAACGAACTCAATATGGAAATGTGGCAATACAAGGAAATCTTCATGAACTCGGAGAAGGTTTAGACTATCAAATTAAAGCAGAAGAAACTAATGGCAAAAATGGTTATTCTTACAAAGTAATTAATATTAGTCGTAATCGTCCTAAAAATGCAGAAGATATGTATTTGTTTTTAAAAGAAATACTTACACCAGATCAGGCTCGTGTTATGTATGAAGCATATCCAGATATTGTTCAAAGAGTTATAGATGATAAACTTGATGATATTGATTTAACAAAAACATGTGGTATTAAAGAAGCACGTTTTGAAGTTATAAAGAGAAAGATTATTGAAAACTATGCTTTAGCAGAAATGGTTATCGAATTTAAAGGATTATTGTCAATGGCAATGATACAAAAATTATATAATGTTTATTTATCTGTTAAAGCTTTAAAGATAAAATTAAAAGAAGATCCATATGCTTGTTTAACTAGAATTAGTGGAATTGGATTTAAAACTGCTGATCATATAGCGTTAGAGTTAGAAAAAGAAAAGGTAATTGATTTTGGTTATGATTTAAAAACAAGCAAGCAAAGATGTCTTGCAGCATGTGTATATTTACTAGAAGAAAATGAGACTCAAGGTAACACACGTCTTGATCTTAGAGAATTAAGACAACAAATCTTAAAGCTTACTCCAGCTTGCGCTGGTAAATTTGTTGAAGCATTAAAAGATAATTCAATTTATTATGATAAAGATAAATTAGTTGTTGCATTGAGAAGAGCATATGATACTGAATTATATATAGCAACAGAATTAATTGATGCTTCTGCTGAAACATCTAATCAATGGAATATAGATACATCACAATATAAGTTTGTAGATGGTTGTGAACTAAGTGAAGAACAACAACAAGTAAATAAGTTATTATGTGATAATCAAGTAGTTATACTAGCAGGTTTTGCAGGAAGCGGTAAAAGTTATTCGACACAAGCTGTATTAAATATGTGCAAAGGTAATAATAAAACTTATTTATGCTTATCTTCAACTGGAAAAGCAGCAAAAGTATTAACAGAATATATTGGAGAAGAAGCTAAAACTGTACATAGAGGTTTAGGTTATCCAGACTTTGAATCATATAATGGGTGGCATTATAATTTAGAAAATAAAGTTCCTTATGATTTAATAATTATTGATGAGTTCTCTATGGTAGATGTTTATTTATTTGAACATATAATTGATGCCATTGATTTTTCAAGAACAAAGTTATTGTTAGTTGGAGATCCAGCTCAGTGTTCTAGCGTAGGAGCAGGTAATGCTTTATATGATATGATTGAGTCAAACAAAATCGCTAAAGTCATATTAAGTAAAATCTTCCGTTATGCTGAAGGTGGCTTAATGACTGTTGCAACAGATGTTCGTAATGGTAAACCTTTCTTAAAGAAAGATATTGGAACAATGACTACCTTTGGCAAAAACAAAGATTACACATTTATCAAATGTGAAGATAAAGATATTATTAAAAATACTCTTGCTTTATATAAAAAGTTGTTATCTAAAGAGTGGCAAGAGAGCAAAGGATTAAGTTTAGATGTTTCTGATATTCAAGTATTAACTGCTAAAAATGTTGGGGCATATGGAACAGTAGCTTTAAATAATGAACTTCAAAAAATAGCAAATAAAAATTATGGTTCAACTAAACATTTTAAAGTTGGAGACGTTGTATTTTATGAAGGTGATTTAGTTATGCAGCAACAAAATAATTATAAAGCAGAACTATACGCAGATGATATGATATTAGAAGACCCTTTTGGAGAGCCACAAAAAACATTAATTGCGAATGGAGAAACTGCTGTAATTAAGGAAATTAATTTTCAGTTACAATATGTAATTTTAGATTTTAGTGGGACAGAAGTAAGATATTATAGAAATGATATGCAAAATATTTTGTTAGGATATGCTATTACTGGTCATAAGTCTCAAGGTTCAGGAATTAAAATACCTATTATTGTAGAACCTCGTAGCCATATCTTCATGGACACTAGCAATCTTTTGTACGTTATGCTTACTAGAACTAAATTGATGTGTTTTCATCTCGGATTGCCTGAAACTATTAATATGGTAATCAAGAAGAAAGAAAATCTTAAACGTAATACATTTATGCAAGAGTTTCTAAAACTAATCAAAATTACAAGAAAGGAATAATAGCAGTATGAATAAACATGAATTATTTACAAACGAATTAAATACATTTACAAATGAAGACATCAAAGAATTTGCAAAAGTGCTATTAGATGATGCCCCAGATTACTTTTTTGATGTCGCTGCTTCTTCAACTGGGAAGTATCATCCACAATATGCATTAGGTGAAGGTGGTTTAATGCGTCATACAAAAGCTGTTATAAGATTTTATAATCATCTTATGAGTATTGAACAAAATAGAAGTATGTTTACAGAGAGAGAAATTGATTTAGGAAGAATATCTTGTTTAGCACATGATATACAAAAGTCTGGAACACATGAATCTTATATTGAGAAATCTAACAATGGACAAAATAAAGTATTTACAGTATTTGATCATCCATTATTGGCAGCTAAGTACATAATGTCATATAAAGATAAATATTTAACCGAAGATGAGATTAAATTCATAGCTATTGGTATTGGTAGTCATATGGGTGAATGGAATACAGATAAAAGAAATCCTAATATTACCCTTCCAAAACCAAAAACTGAAATGCAGAAGATTGTACATTTATCAGACTATCTTGCTAGTAGAAAAGATATTGATGTTTCTTTTCAAGATGATGAACAGGCTTATCCACCAATTAAACCTGAAGATTACAAACTTACTTTTGGAAAACACGCAGGTAAAATCCTTACAGAAGTGCCAAAAGATTATCTTAAGTGGCTTGCAGGAACAGATTTAAAAGAACCATTAAAGTCACTTGTAATAGACGTGCTGAAAGGGGACGAATAGTATGAGTGATATTAATAAAACTCCCTTAGACATTCTTTTAGAGAAAGGTTATGATGATGTTATAATCTTTAGATGTCCAGACTATACTAACGCTTTGATAGGTTTAACAGACGACTACAATGCAGTATACGATTATAGTCTAATGATTGATTGGCTAATTGAAAATGAAGATATGAGTGAAGAAGAAGCTGTTGATTTTATATCTTACAATGATAGTTTTAGTTATGGAGAACATTATCCTATAATTTATTATGGCGAAGATTTCGAAGAAATTATTGCAGAAGAAGATCCTGAATATAAACCTATTAAATTTATCAGACTAGAAGATTTACCAGACAAAATATAAACTAATTAAAAATAAAATTTTCAAAAAAAGCATTGACAAATAAAGTAAAATATGTTAAGATGGGTTCAGGTGAAAGAACTCATCTTATTTTTACAGATGAGACTAATTAAAAATAAATGAAAGGAAGTTTTATGGTTGCAAAATTTATAGGAAGTACAACAACAGGTTTTAAAACAGGTTATGAATATAATATTGCTGCTACATTAATTAATAGTTTAATTTTTGTTAAAGATAAGTTAGGCAATTCATTTTGTACATATTATAACCTAGAAGATTTTATTAAAGATTGGGAAATTCAACAGATTGAGTAAAGGAGGAATGTTTATATGAGATGCCCAAGATGTAATCGCACAATGTCAAATGTAATACACTTTGAGAGAGGTAAGGATTATGCTTTTCATATGTGTAAACGTTGTAAGCAGCAAACACATAAAAAACGAATTAATTATGATGCTTTAGAGAAAGGAAAAGAAAATGAGTATTAAAAATTTTAAGTTGTTTAACTTTGATAAACAGTGTATCTTCTGTAAATATAAATATAATAAAGAGGCTTGTTTTGATGCTTTGTATAATCATAATTATAAGTGTCCTTCGGTAAGTAATATTCTTCATGGAAAGATATTTAAATTGCCTGTTATTAAGCAAATTCATAATTATATCGAAGATAAACGATTTGAAAAAGAAATACAATATTATGATAATTACTATATAAATGAAAAAGAGACAGAAGACACGTTGTTTATCTGGGGTGTTATGTCATATGATGATTTAAGTGGTAGTAAAGAAGCAAACATGTTTACAATGAATGATTTGGATTTAATATATCATAAGGATATTAATAAGTATTCACTTAGCATTGAGACAATTTATATGTTTGAAGAAAATGGACATTATGGATATATGCAAAGCTTATTAGATGAATTTACTAAATTTATGGAAGAAAATAATTATAATACTTCTAGAGAATTTGATTTATATCAAGTATTTACAGAAGGTATCAGTATTAACAATAAATTTAATTCTATTGAAGAAGCTTACACTGCATTTAAGATGATGGTTAATGGATATTGTTCTTTAAAAATAAACTAATTAAATTTAAAAAAACATTGACATATCATTTTATATGTGGTAATATATTATTGCTTTCAAGAAAAACATCTTAACTAATCAAAAATAGAAAGGAAAAGACGATGAATATAAAAGCAAGATTATTAAGTTTATCAATATTAACAGTATTTATTACATTGATATTAATAAGCATTTTCCCATTAAAATTGAACAAGGATGAAAATTTTTCTACAGATATTGAATATACATCTGAAGAAATAAAAGAAACAGTTTCAGAAGAAGAATCTATATCTAAAGAAGAAACAACAATAGAAACCTCTATGTCTCAAATGAACCAAACAACTCAAGAGCCACAAGAAGAGGAAACTTCGCAAAATGAGTATATATATCCAGATATATATACAGATTTTACACAAGAAGAAATCTATATGATTCAAAGATGTGTAGAAACCGAAGTTCATAGTGGAGATGTAATTAGTAAGATGAATGTAGCGTCAGTAATATTTAATCGTTTAAATCATCCAGACAAGAAGTATGGAGATGATGTAATTGCTATTATTACTGCGCCTAACCAGTTTGCTTATTGGAGGACTGAAATCACAGACACTACAATAGAGGCTGTCGAAAATGCTTATAAATATGGAGATACAACTAATGGCTGTATAGCATATAGAAGTGATAATAAGCCTGAAAAATGGTATACATGGAAAGATAATTATTGGGAGCTTCAATTTATAGATGAAGTAGGGCATGGGTTTTATAAGTAAAAGTTAAGACTAATTAAAAATACATAAAAGAAAGGAAAAAAGTATGGGTACGATTACAATACTTAAAGAAACAACAAAAAATCCTATTACTCTTATAGGCGAAAGAGCAGGTGTGTGCTGGGGAGCTGATATTACTGATAACGAAAAGAACTATAAACGTGGCATGGATTGTATTTTAGCTAATCACGGAAGAACTCTTGAATATGTTAATATTGAGATGATTATTGATGGTTATTCGGCAAGAGTTATCAGAGAATGGTACACACATTTGGGTGGTGCGCCAACTAGACTCCAAGCCTCAACTAGATACATTGATTATACAAAAAACAATGGTTTTGATTATGTTATTCCAAAATCAATTTCAAATGTAGGAAATACTGCAATAGAATTGTATGAAAATGCAATGAAAACTATTAATAATGTTTGCTACACTTTAGAAGCATTAGGTGTTCCTAGAGAAGATACAGCAATGCTTTTACCTTTAGGAATGACAACTAGAATAGTAGATAAACGTAATCTTCGTAATCTAATTGATATGTCACATCAGAGAATGTGTACAAGAGCTTATTGGGAATATCGTCAAATGTTTAAAGATATTTGCAATGCTTTAAGTGAGATTTCTGATGAGTGGAAATGGATTGTAGATAATCTATTTAAGCCAAAATGTGAGCAGTTAGGTTACTGTCCAGAAAAGAAATCATGTGGAAGAAAGGAGAAAAAACAGTGATAGTTATTTTAATTGGTGCATCTGGTTCAGGTAAATCAAGCATCGAAAAAATATTGGCAGATAAGTATGGTTATGGAAAAATCATATCTTATACAACAAGACCTCCTAGAAACGGAGAGGTAGACGGTATTGATTATAATTTTATAGATAACAAAACTTTTGCTGATATGATTGATTTTAATTTATTTGCTGAGTATGATGAATATTCTCAAAATAGATTATATGGAACACTTGAAAGTGATTACAAAGACGGTAACAAAGTTGTAGTTCTTACCCCTAATGGTTTTCGAAAAATCAAGCAAAATTGTGAAACAGACAATATTTATACTGTTCTTGTAAATGCAAGTCTTGGCACAAGAGTTAAGAGATACATAGATAGATGTGGTGTGGACAAATTTGATTTCGATGATAAGAACGAGATCGCTTCAAGAGTAGAAAGAGATTTTGGTATGTTTTTAGGATTAGATAAAGAAGTAGATTTAATAATCGACAATAACGAAGGTGAAGATATTTTAAGCTTGGCAGAAAAAATACATAATATATGTCAAGAAAAAATTAACAATGAAAAATTAGCTTATACAGAATAAAAGAAAGGAAAAAATATTATGATTAAACCTAATTTTACAATTAAGATTAAATTCAACACAATTGATCAGGTTAAATCCTTTATTAATGAAATGGATACTTTAGAATCTGATGCAGTCATTAGAACCGAAAATAACAAATATGCTGTAGATGCACGTTCTATCATGGGGATTTTTAGCTTAGATTTAACTAATAATCTCTTGTTAGATGTCTTTGGGGAAGGAGAAAAGGATAAGTTGATAAATATTACCAAGAATTTAGGTATTTTAATTGAGGAGGTATAAGTATGCCTGATATTTGCATGTGTACAGGAAATTGCCCTATAAGTGAATATTGTTATCGTTATACTGCATCTCCAAACAAATCATGGCAAACATACTCCCGTTTAGAAGAAGTGTGTTTGTCTAATGAAGGACAAAAATATAGTGCATTTATTCCTGACAAAAAAAGAATTCAAGAAGACGAAAAAGAATTATCATTTCATGATATTTTATTAGCAGAAATTCATAAGTTAATGGATTGAAACTAATTAAAAATATATAACTAGATAAAATATAATGAAAGGAAGATGTTATGAAAGTAATAAAAAAAGATAATACGCTAGAAACATATAACGAACAAAAAATTATTAATGCATGTAATCTTGCTGCAAACAGAGCATTATTTACATTAACAGAAGATGATTTTTCAAGAATCTGCAATAGAGTTTTAGAAATTATTGATGAAGAAGATTACTTTGAAGAAGATATTCAAGAAGATGTAATACCAGTGTTTGATATGCATGTAATAGTTGAAAATGTATTAATGGAATTGTTCCCAACAGTAGGTGAAAGTTATCGTCAGTATAGAAATTACAAACAAGATTTTGTAAAAATGCTTGATGAAGTATATACAAAAGAACAAGAGCAAAGATATGTTGGTGATGTTTCTAATGCAAATACAGATTCTACAATGGTTAGCACTCAAAGAAGTTTGTCTTATGGCTTACTTAGTAAAGAATTATATAAACATTTCTTTTTAACAAAAGAAGAATTACAAGCATCTAATGATGGATATATTTACATTCACGATATGAAAGATCGTAGAGATGCAATTAACTGCTGCTTATTTGATATGTCTAATGTTGTAAAAGGTGGATTTGAAATGGGTAACATTTGGTATAACGAACCAAAGACATTAGATACGTTATTTGATGTAATAGGAGATGTTACATTTGGTGGATCAGCACAGCAATATGGTGGTTTTACAATTCCACAAGTAGATAAGATTCTTGCACCTTATGCAGAAAAATCTTATCAGAAGTATTTGAATGAATATTATGAGATTATTGATTCATATGATTCTTGTGGATTAAATGTATCAAAATTAGCTGATGAATATGCTACAGAAAAAGTTCGTAAAGAGTTCGAACAAGGTTTCCAAGGTTGGGAATATAAGTTTAATACTGTAGGATCTTCTCGTGGTGATTATCCATTTATCGCAATGTCATTTGGTATTGGTACTAGTAAATGGGAGACAATGGCTTCTGAAATGGCATTGAAAGTCAGAATGAATGGTCAAGGAAAGCCAGGATTTAAGA